GTCAAAGGTCAAATGCTCTCGTAGTAAATTCATCTATAAGTCCTTATTATTTTGCTCTCTTTGGAGCACCGTTTAATGGGCTTCCAGCACCTTTGTCTGACGACTCTGGTTTACCTTTTCTTTCAGCACCATGTCCTGTAGATTGTGCTTTCATTGCCGGAGCTTTTTTATTTCCTGGTACATTAACATTACCTGTATTCATGTCTTTTGGATTTTGATCACTTACTGGGTTACCATGTAGATTACCTTTGTTAGCTTCAACACCTGACTCTGTTCCGCCTTTTAATATGTTTGCTGTAGTACCACCCATATCATTTTTTCCAGCTACTGGTGACTTTGTGTTTGTACCATTGTCGCCCATTTTGCCAAATTGATGATATTGCTCGCCACCTACTTTGTTTACATATTCGCGCATAAGTTCTGCTTGGGTAAGATTTTTTCTTGACTCATAGCTAAAATTTTCTTCAGGCATTTCTTCTTCGTCACCCATGTCCATGTCACCTTCTTCTTCGTCACCCATGTCCATGTCACCTTCTTCTTCGTCACCCATGTCCATGTCACCTTCTTCTTCGTCACCCATGTCCATGTCGCCTTCTTCGCCGGCTAACATCTCTTCAAATTCTGCTTTAAGGTCAGCTAATTCTGCTTCAAGATCTTTAATATCATCTTGTGTTACAGGTTCGTCTCCTCCCATATCAGCATCCATGTCCATGTCACCTTCTTCGTCACCCATGTCCATTTCCATATCATCAGCAGCGTCTCCGCCCATCATGTCCATGTCCATTTCTGGTTCGCCTTCAACTTCAAATTCATCTAAATTAAAGTTTTCATCAACTTCTTCGTCATCAGCTTCATCAACTTCTTCGTCATCAGCTTCATCAACTTCTTCGTCTTTAGATTCATCTAATTCATCTTCGTTGTCTTCGTCATCAGCTTCGTCAACTTCTTCGTCATCTGATTCATCAACTTCTTCGTCATCAGCTTCATCAACTTCTTCGTCTTGCTCTTCTTGTAGTAAGTTTTCATAAATTTGTCTTGATTTTTCTACTACAATTTCATGGAAAAGATCTTCTGCTTTAGCAGTATCTTCATTTACAAGATATTCTAGCATTTGCTGGAATTTATCTTGGCTTTCGTTTACTTTTTTAGGCGCAACTTTTTTGTTAACGCTTTCTTTAATTTGCTTTCTTGTTCTTTTTTGTGCCATTGATTACTCCTATAAATTTACCAAATGGTAAGGCTGTCATAATATTATTTACATGAATTGTAAGAAATAGTGCATAAATAGAGGAAAAAACTAGGTTTTTTAAAGATTAAAGAATTTAATAAAAAATTCTTTATCAATAGTTTTGTAATTAGGCAATGCTTCGAGATCTCCTGGATTGTATGTATCCGATTGTACTATTCTAATAAACTCAATATTTTTATTATCGCTTATTACCATTTTTGTTTGCCGCATCCAGTTACCAAAAAATGTCGCACCATCTGAGCTTTTTTTGTAGTTTGGTGTATCAGCATAGACATTATTTAACTTTTTGCCTTCTTGTAATCCTTTGTAATCAAATCCTAAAATATATATTTGTTGCCATTTGTGTTGACATGCAAGCCATAATGCGGTTGGACCACTGCTCCAACCTTTACTAGGTTGAAAATAATTAAAATTTTTCATTCTCTCATATGATTTATTAGGGTTGGTCCAAACTGTATTTTTATTTTGATAGCCAGCTTTATTAATTTCAAGGATCATTTTAACATCAACAGCAACCAAATAGTCTGGGCTAAATTCTCTATAGAGCGCATTACAACCGTAAATCGTTCCAGTTGCTTTTAATTTATCTAAGTTAATGCCTAACCTTGATGTACCATTACCTAAAACAAAAGCAAGCTGATGACTTTTTTCAATATGATCAAAATTTTCAGCTACTTCTCGAATTTTAGCTAATCGTTTTTCTGCTTTTTTTTTATTTTTTAAATTGTTGTTGTATGCTTTTAATCTTTTAAATTCGACTTTACTTAATTGGCTTTTGTCAAGTTTCACATCATACCTTCGGCAGCAGCAGCCTGAGCAGCCATGCCGTACATCTGACGGATAAATTCTATTTCGTTTGCTTTTTCTTTGTCGTGTAATTCGGCTGCTTTACGGGCGCGATTAATTTGCTTTAACGTTAAACGTGTCTTTCTAGTATCATCTAGATCAACTACAGATTTATCATACTGAGGCTCATATCTATCATCTTCAGTTGGTTCCATAGTTTCTTTGTCGTAATAAAATAATTCACGTAGTATCATAATGTATTTATACCGTCGGTGCGGCTCCTGTATCTGCTGGTGCGGCTTCTGCTCCAGGTTCTGGAACTGTAGCACTTGTAGGTGGCTCGCCTTCTCCGCCATCTTCCATTCCTTCAATATCTGCTATGTCTTCAGCACCGTCTATATCTGCAGATATTCCTGCTCCACTAATGCCTACTCCACGCATTTCTGCAGAAGCATCTCCTCCAGTTGCTTGCAATTCTTCGTCATTTTCTTCTCTCCAAAGCTGCTCATTTTCTGCAATCTCTTCTTCGCTTAATCCTAGATATCTTTTTAGAGCAAATCGATTAGCAATAAACGGTATTGCTTGTACCGATCCAAAACTTGCAATACGGGTAGTATCTAATTCGCTTTGCCTGTAAGCAGCAAAATTTTGTGGCGGACAAAACTTAATATCAAACATTGAAGTATCTATATTAACACCTTTTTCAAGTAAATATCTTTTAAATTCTTGGTCAAATTCTTCTATCAGTAAATTTTGCAATCGTTCGCAATAGGTATTAAATCTTAATTCTTGGATGTAAGCAGTACCAACTCTGCCGTCATTATATGTTGCATTGCTGTCATCTGCACCTGTAGGCAAATAACTACTAGGTATACGTAGTCCTCTTACTAATTTGTTTGTAAAATATCGCAAGTCGTCTATTTCACCTAAATTGGTTCCGCCTGGCAGTGTTTCAACTTTGCTGCCCCTACCTTCTGCTGTTTGAGGAAAAAAGTAATCTTCATTGATTGACAGAGGATTATAGCTGCTGTCTATGACGTTTGTTCCTCCTCCTGTCTTGGATGGTATTCTCCTTTGATGGATTTCCGTTTTTACACGCTCTACAAATTGCATTGCAAGATGACTTGGCATGTTACCCACATCAACATAAAATACTCTTCTCTCAGGTGCACGTTGTACCCTGTAAATTATAATTGCATCTTCTAATAATTCTTTTTGTTTATAAACTTTAAAAATACTTTCTAATAAACTGTTACCAAACGGAAAATTCTCATCTAAACCTTCGCTAAGGCTTACATGTACAATATGTTCTGCATTGACTGCAACTTCTTCTTGTTCAATTTGAAATCTAGAACCTACTTGTCCAGGATTTGTTGGTCCTGTCATTCCTCTTACGCCGCCTGTAATGTAACCTGTTCCTCCGCCAGTTGTACTACCATTTGTTTGTAAAGGTTGAGTTGCAATCAAATCTTTAAAATTTAATGCAACATCTTGAACTATGTATTGCTCAGGTTCTTTGCCTTCACTTTCATTTACAATAATCCTATTTACTTTTGCTGGATCTACATAAAAAAGTTTTTTTGTTTCTGGATCCCTTAGGAAAAATGTGTCACCGTACTTAAATGTATTCCGTAATATGCGAAACATCCTTGTTTCAAATTGTTGCAGTTTGTACCATTGCTTGAGATATTCACTTAGAATCTGTACTTCTGTATTAGTTGCATTTTTATAAAATTTAAATTCAAAATGTGTGTCGTTCTTTTTGTTTTTTTGAGTACAAAATTCAGCAAGAATATCAAGGGCAGCATTAACTTCACTATCCATATCCATAGTATTATATTGCCCATATCTTTCTACACGATTAGGTGCTCCTGTATAGACATCAGGTAAGAATGAATTATAATTAGATCTTGCTGGTCCAGGCTTATTAGAAAATTCTTTGCCGCTTATTGGTCCAAAATCTTGTCCTGGTTTTCCTTGCTGATCAACTGTTGTAAAAAACTTTTTCCAACTCATTCTTTTCCTTTTTACGCATACATAGATGATTCTCGATTATAATCAAGATTCTTTTTTGTCATGTTATTACTCTTAGTATTTAGCTCAACTACTTCTCTGACATTATTGTTAAGATCAGTTAATTTTTGTAATACTTGGGACATATCTACATTATTTTTAGTTGGGTCCTTTTCTATTAACTTTTCCATTTTTACTAATATTTCATTAACACTGTTAGACCAAGTCTCTGTTAATTTATTTAAATCTCCACTAGCTGGATCACCGTTATATTTTTTAATATCAGTTACACCTGATTTTACCATTTCCTTTAATTGCGATAAAAGGACCGCATTTTCTGCAGCAAACATTTGTGTATCTTGGCTCATAGGTGTTCCCATACTTAGTAATTCTTGGAACAACTGCTGAGTCATGTCATTAGACATTGATGCATTTGGTTGGAAATTTTGGGTTGGTTGATACATTGCTGGTTCTAATTGTGGACCATTTGGTTGGATATTTTGGGTTGGTTGATACATTGCTGGTACTAATTGTGGACCATTTGGTTGGATATTTTGACTAAATGGATTTAAATCTAATTCATCCCACCATGTATCAAATGCATTTTTCTTAGCTTTAATGTCGTCATAAAATTTTGTTAATGTAGCAAACTGATCATCGTACCATGATTGAAAATCATTTTTAAATCCAGATAATTTATCCATTAATGTAGATAAACCCATTTCTTCATTTATGAATGTTTTAAATTTATTACCCCATGTATCTAATGAATCTGATATGTATTGTGTAATACTGTCCCATTTTTCGGTTACAGATTTCAATGCATCATCAATGATCGTAGTAGCATCTATCCTTTTTCCAGCAGCTCTTTCTCCTTCAACTGCAGCATAATCATCCTGTTGTAGTTTATGTAACCCTTCTTGTAATTGCTGTGATAAATTACCTTCTTCATCTAGTATGTTTTTACTAATTAAATCTTCAAGTAATTTTTGTTTTTCTCCTTCGTTTTGAGTTTCGTTAAACTGTTTTAACAGATTATGTATTTCTTCAATTTTCATTCCGCTGTCTGACTCTGGATCACCTTCAACTGCCTGTAGGACTATCTTTAATCCTCGACCTATAAATGTTTCCAAATCTGCCATACCTACTGCAGCTGGACCTTTTTCCTGCAAGACATTATTCTTTTCCAATAATCCGTTTATCTTGTCTTGTAAACCTTTGACAAGAGCAGGTGAATCAAATCTTTGAATATCTTGTGAAAGCTCAACTAATCTGTCATTAATTGCTGCCGAAGCCTGTGCTCCGCCTAACACTTTTTGAAATTCACCACTAAGCTCTGCAAATTGCTGTTCAAATTCTCTAACTGCCATGTAAGAACCCATGTTTTCAGTTTGATCATACATGGTTTTCCTTACTTTTTCTGTCATTTCGGCTACAACTTCATTAAATCCCTCTATAATATCGCCTGTCTTTCCTATCTTTGATTCAATCTGTGTAATTAATGGATCTATTTCAGCTAATGCATCTGCTTGTGTTTGTCCTATTTCTGAAACTCCTGCCATGCTTGCTAGATATGCGCCCTGTCTACTTTTTGCAAATTTTAAAGCTGCAGCGGTTGCTTCTTGGCTTAATCTCTCAGCTTGTTCTACATCTCCAGCTTTCAGTGCTGCGGCTGCTTGTTGGGCAAGTGCATATGCTTCATGGTTTGTTGCAGCAAAATTCTTTGTTGCTTCGCCTACAGGAACACCAAGTCGGATTATATCATCCATTAGGTCTTTTAGTACAGTTGGTGCACCAGCTAACCCAGTTTGCATTTGATTATATGCTTCTTGTGCATTTTCTATACCGTTTGCTTCAAGCATCCTTAATGCACCAATTTGTGCTCCATCTCGCTGCCTGCGCTCTAGATCATCTTGGATAGCTTTTGCTTGCTTTCCAGTTAATTTAGACATCACTGTCATTGATTGTGCAAGTTCTGCGGCTGCTAACAGTTGTTCTTCTTCTGATCGTTGTGATAAAATATCTTGCCGCCTAGTAAGAGCTATGTTTTGAACAACAAATTCATTAGCTTCAGCAATAGACATACCTAAATTTTGTAGTCTATCAATTACTCCACTATCAAACATTGTGCGACCTAATTTTGCTACAGCCGCTGCTCCTCCGTCTACTCCACCTTCAAACATAGACAAAGTTTGACTATTGTTTGCTACAATTTCAGCGTAGTCTCTTAAACTTAACCTTGCCTCGCCTGCCTGTAAACGTAGCTGCGATAAATCTCCGCCAAAGCCGCCTCCTACCTTTGATAGATACCGGTACATGTTAGCTTGGTCTTGTAGCATTCCTGATACAACTTCAACACCCATGCCTAAAACTTTAAACGTGTCACCTAAAAAATCTCCTATCATAGGAATATTTTTTGTAAACGATTTGTCTAGTTCACTACCTAAACTGTTAACTGCTTTACCAAAATCCGCTAAATTTCCATTACCTCTTTCTAAGATAGTGATAAATGAACCTACAGAACTTGCCAAACCACTACCTGTATCTTTGAGTACGTTGCCCATGCGAGCTAATCCGCCTATTCCGTCAGGTGCAGATGGTGCGTTTGTATTGCCTCCGCCTCCGCCTCCGGATGGTCTAGCATTCTTAAAGCCTGCAGCAATTGAATCTTGTATTGCTTTTTTTAGTTCTTGTAAATCTTGTGGGTCCATTTAAAATCCTTAATCTAAATCTGGATGATCTATCAATGATAAGTATATTATTATTTATGTGGAGAATATATGGCAAGTTTTTTGCAAAGTTACAGTAGGCAGCCTAAAATTTATGTTGACCTTCCTAGCCAAGGAACTTATTACAATGATAAGATAGTTACAGAAAATATGATTTCTGAAATACCAGTGTTTGGTATGAATACTATGGATGAACTGATAATTAAAACACCAGATGCTTTGTTTTCCGGAGAGGCTACTGCACACATTATCAAAAGTTGTATACCACATATATTAGATCCTTGGAAGATTGTAAGTTTTGATATTGATTACCTATTAATAGCTATAAGGATTGCAACATATGGCGAACTAATGCCTATTACAACAACCTGTCCCCATTGCTCAAACAGTGCAGAACATGATATTAATCTTCCAAATGTGTTAGGGCAATTATCTAATAATCAATTACCTGCGCCTGTGATGTTAGAAGGTTTAAAGATAGAACTTAGACCATTGACTTACAAAGAGCAAACTGATTTTTCCAAACAAAACTTTACACTACAGAAAAAATTAGTTCAAATTGAAAAATTACCAGATGATAATAAAGATAAAGATAAACTTAGACAAGATATCTTTAATGAAATGACCCAGTTGGCAGCAGAAATTGGATTAACCCATGTACACAATATCTCAAACGGTAATGACGTAGAATTTAATTTCTTAGAAATCAAACATTTTTTAGTTACTAACGACAGCATGTTCTTTAATGCTGTCCAAGATAGGGTAAAAGAAATGAATGACAGTTGGTCCCTTCCTGAAATTACTGTTACATGTATAAACGAAGAATGCGGAAAAGATTTTAAAACAAAAATTAATGTAGATTACTCAAGTTTTTTCGGCAACAAATCGTTAAGCTCTCGGAATCTGACCTTATAGACCTCAGCAAACACTACGAAAATATCACAAAAGAAATTAAACATAATGCATACAAGTTAGCTTGGTATATGAGAGGATCTTTCTCATATGATGATGTAATGTTTAAAATCACAAGTGAAGATAAAAAGATAATTTCAAATATTATTGAAGAAAATTTAGAAACTACAAAAAATACCCATTTGCCTTTTATTTGATAGCAAGTTGTGGGTTATCTCGTAAAATTTCATCTACTAGAGCTTTTATCTTTTTGGCTTTTTGACTTTGACTTGCGTCTTTTGAACCTAAACTGCCTTTACCAAATGTAAATTGTGATTCAGAAACTTTGCCGCAGTCGCTAGCAATCTGTAGTGTGTAATTTGATAACCAATCTCCAACTATGTAATCGCTTGCTAACCATGCAAGTTTTCGAGCCCTTGGTCCAATTGCTTCTTGTATTTTTTCTATACCTTCCCTACCTGCTGCAGCTGATCCTACTGCAAATAAACCAGCTAGTCCAGGCACCTTTACTAAACTAGGCATGTATTTCATTAGTTGGTCTGCACCTGCTGCTGCACCAAAAGCAGTTACTAATTCCATAACTACACCTGATTTAATTTTGTACGCCCTGTGATTTAATCTTTTTACTAGATCCTCACTTGAAAAAATGTTGCCATTAAACTCTGCCGAATGTCCGGGTTGTACTCGCCTACTGCAGTTGTTCATCTGCAGGATAATACCGTATTCTTTTGCACTGCGATAAAGATTATTAGCACCAAGGATTAAACCTAATAGCACATTAAATTTAAAAGTTGCTACCCTGCGTAACGCACCAAAGACAGCTTTAAATTTAGACTTTGCATTAGACCAAACAGTTGGTTTTGCATCAGGTTCAACAGGATCAGGACCTACATTACCTACTACTTTACTGCCTGTACCTATCTTACCAATTTCAGGAGGAGTAGTAGAATTACTATCACTGTTACTGCTTTTTTTTACAATGTCTTTTTCAAATAATATTTCAGATACTAGCATAATTGTATTTATTCATAATGAGCTACGCTCATTAGTGTTTTCGCTTACGCTCTAACACATTTTTTTAAGCTTAGATAAATTAGAATCAATTAATGGTTCATGTAGATTGTTTTGGTCAGACGGAACCTGTACAAAGGTTCCAAGTCTTTTAGGAAATGTTTCATGTGAGTTGCATTTGCCGTGACTATGAAGTAGGTGTTTTGTACGACCCCAAGGGCTCCTG